TAGACTCGTTAGAGAGCCAGCTGGACAAAGGCAAGGGCTTATTTATAGGCATACTCCTTGTAGCAAGTGGAGCTGGAGCAGCAATATCAACAATAATGAATAAGTGGTTTTAAAAAATGGCAAGATTACCAAATTTACCGATAAGAAGATTTGCAGAAGGAGGAGATACTACAGAAGATATACCTGCTACTCAAGGAGGGGCTGGTACTTTTCCGGGAGTTGCAGAAATAGATGATAATAATACACCTGTTGTAAAACCTTTAAGTGGTTTTACTCCTGATCAAAAAGTAGGGTTAACAGCTGGAGAAAAACTTACTCCTCAACAAATGTCTTTACAAACTGGAGAAAATGTGCAAGATGTTTCTGTAGCAACACAAACAGGTGCACCTACTGTATCAACAGGACAAGCTGTATCTACAGGGTTAAATGTAGCTGTACCGGGGCAAACAGATGCTACTAACTTTAAACAATCAGCTGAAAACTATTCTGCTTATGTAGATCAAAATTCACCTACAGCAACAGCAGCACAGGGAAACTTATCTGCACAGTCTATAATAGGAGATCCCTCTACTGAAGCTTATACAAATGCTATACAAGGAACAGTTTCTACAGGATCACAAGTTACAGCTGCACAAGGGCAAGTATCTACTTTAGGAACGGTTAAAGGCCAGCTTGAGTCTATGTTTGAAGCTATAAAAACAGGAGATGAATTACCTCCTTGGGCTGCACCGGCTGTACGTAAAGTAAATGCAATTATGCAACAAAGAGGACTTGGTGCTTCTTCCATGGCTGCTGCTGCTATAACACAAGCTGTATATGAATCAGCCATACCGATAGCTGCCCAAGATGCTAAAACATATGCTACTGTAGATTTACAAAATTTAAATAATCAACAACAGGCTGCGTTACAAAATGCTACTGTATATGCTGCTATGGATAAACAAAACCTTGATGCTAGATTACAGTCTGCTGTAAACAATGCTCGTTCATTTCTTTCTATAGATGCAGCTAACTTAACAAATGAACAACAATCACAAACAATCACCCATCAATTAGGTATGCAAAAACTGTTTAACGACCAAGCTGCTGAAAATGCTGAAAGACAATTTAATGCTAAATCTAACAATCAAGTTATGGAGTTCTTTTCAGAGCTAGGCACACAAGTAGAAAATGCTAATGCTACTAGAGAAGCAGCTATGAGACAATTTAACACAGATCAAGGAAATGCTACAGGAAGATTTGCAGCACAGATGGAAGATTCTAGACAAAAGTTTAATGCAAATATGTCTGTGCAAATAGACCAAAGCAATGCCGATTGGAGAAGAAGCATAAATACAGCAAATACTTCTTTAGTAAATGAAACAAACAGAGTAAACACACAAAACTTATTGGGACTGAGTGCAACAGCACAAAATCAAATGTGGCAAAGATATAGGGATGAAGCATCTTGGGTTTTACAAAAAGGAGAATCAGCAGCTGCAAGAGCACATGCTTTTGCTATAACTTCTCAACAGAATAACTTTTCAAGAGATCAATACGAACAAGAATTTAAAGACAATTTGTACTCAGAGATGGGTTCAGCTGTTTTGTTTAAAATATTTGGTATTTAATTTAGGAGAAAATATATGAGTAAGTTATCAAATTTATGGAGAGATATCCAAAGTAGTTTTGATATCAATAAAATGACAAGAGATCCTTTGGGATCAATTGGTAAAATAGCTTCAATTTATGGAATAGGGGCTAGTGCTTATGGTCTATATGATCCAGCTAGTGCCCAACGTACTGCTAACTGGATGAAGAGAGGGTTTGGTCTGTATGACACTGGGCCTACGGGTGCTCCTTCTGCTCCTTCAGGTAAATATGGTTCGGGAGTAAATAATAGTAGACCAGCTTATGGAAGTTTTTCTCCTCCTCCTAAATCTTCTCCTTCTACATCTAAATATGGAGGCTTTCTTGAAAGACAAATAAAAGGTATTGGAGATTTTGCATCTAAGCCTTTTGATTTAGCATCAGATGTAAGAAAATGGATAAGAGGAGATATTGATTGGAATACGGTAAAGGAAAATAACTTTGGTGGAATAGACTCAAAAGCAATTAAGCAAGCATCTAATCTTCTAATGGAAGGAAGAGGAGGAGGTGGAGGAGGAAACCCTCGGCCAAAGAAAAAAATTGAGTACAGAGATTTTAGAGGAAATGTAGGAGCACCTATATCAGCCAATATTTCAAATTTAAGTGCTGGAAAAACACCTGCTTTTGCTCCGGGAGGAATAAGTCAAGCTCTTATAACAGGTGGAATTACAGCTGAATCTTTACAAAGATTAGGCTATGGGGCAGGAGGAGTTTCAGCTCGACCACAAACTATAGCATTAGATGACAAAAATACAATTAAAACAACATTAACATCAGCAATAGGATAAAAACATGCTACTAAAACCAAAAAAAGAAGGATCAGTTAAAGCACCAGAAGGTTCAGTAGAATCTTTAGATGCTTTTGATCATCCTATTCCCGGACAATCCTTAACAGATGAACCGGGTAAATGGGCTTTTGAAAGACCTCCACAATTTTCAGACGTTGATGAAGCTGTAGCTTTTGTTATAAGTAAAATAGAGAATGATGTTGAAGGAAAACAAGAATTTGAAAAACATATGATGGCAGGTATGCCTATAGAAAGCATTGTAAACACTATATCTTTTGCAGGATTTAGTGATGGACAATGGAATCCTGATGTAGCAGAAATAATTAAATTACCATTGTCTGCTTACTTTTTGATGGTAGCTGAAGAAGGAAATATTCCAGCTATTATGTTTAATCAAGATCCAAATAAAGATCAAGGATTATCAGACGATGCAGTTATGGCTAGTATGCAAGAAGGTAATCCAGAAGCATATGCTCATCTACAACAACAAGCAGCTATGCCACCGATGGAAGAAGAACAAATGATGCCTGAAGAAGGATTTTTATCTATGGCTCCAGAAGAAGACCTTATGGAACTTGAACAACAACCGATGATTGAAGGGGAGGGAATGATATAATGGCTATATCTCCATTTATGGCTTTTGCTAAAGGTGCTTTTGAAGGGTACAACGAGATACAAAGAGAAGAAAGAGCAAAGATTTCTGCAATGGACCTAGAAAAATATAAAAAAAGTATAACCCCTGATGATACAAGATATTTTCAAGCTATGGGTAGTCATGGGCCAGTTAATTTATTTTCTCTATCTGATGCAGGAGACTATACTGAAGAAGAACTTTTTCGAAATGACATGGCTATGATAGGAGAAAATCTTACTAAAAATAACAGATATTATACTGATCAATATGGGGCTATAAGAGCTATTGATGAAGACCCTGTACTATCTGCTAATGTAGATAAACAAGTGCAAGGGTATATGCGTAAATGGATGTCTGATAATACAAAAGAAATAGGGGGAAAAGATACTCAGATGACACAACTTCCTTGGAGTGATCAAAATGCTTATTTTTATAACCATGATTACTATGGAAATACGTGGGAACAAATAGTAAACACCGGTATGGTAGAAACTTTAGATATGAAAAACGAACCTCCTAATAGTGTTGCTGTACTTAATGTAGATAAAGATAACAATATTAATGCAAGTACTGTTATATACAACAACCAAACAATAGGTAAGATGTATGATGCTGAAACTCAAACTATGATAAACATGGATCAAAACGTATTTAACAATAAGCTTGTTCCACAACTTAATTCAATAAAAGGCAATAGAAGTTCTGCAGGTGACGTTACTGTACAATATGGTACAAATGCTATTCGTTTTCACACACAACCGGTAATTGTTGCTGGTTTAGAGGATAATGAGTATTTACAACAAAGGTTTGCTGGTGTACTAAGACCAAACGAACCTGTTACTCATGGCCTTATAATGTCTACTTTTGTTAAAAATCGTGTTGTAGATCCTAGAATGATAAACATATTTAATAGAAGTGTAACAGGGTATAATGAAGTAGCAATTGATTCTCAAAAGTTATCTTTAACAGATATCTATAAAGCTTTTAAGTTAGCTGCTCCTGTTAAAATGGAACAACATTCTCAAGCTGGAAGAACAGTATATACTGATTCAAAAACTTTTATTAACAAGACATTTAACATAAATTTAGAAAAGTTAGCATTACGTGCTGATGCAGGAGAAAGTGTTGTAAGAACTGTTGGATACATAAAAGATAATATAAAAACTTTTGAAGATGAAAACGGTTATTTTCCTCCAATTATGCAAGTATTATCAGGACCTATACAATTTTTTGCTGGCCTAGCAGGAGAAGCAGGCCTTGTAGCACAATCTAAAAGTTTTTTTAACAGTGTAGGAGACAAGTTTGAACTAAAAAAAGATGATAAAATACTTGGTAAATTAGAAAAATATGCTGGAGAAGCTGAGGCTGAGTCAAACGACAGCCCTCTTATAAGTGCTGCTTCAACAACTGCTAGACATAGATATTTTAAATATATGTTAGCTTATCAGCTTGCTGTAGCTATTCAAGGAGGCACAGGAGGCAGAACTGTTTCTGACCAAGATGTAGAAAATATGTTAGAGGCTATAGGAGACACTTTGTTTGCCAATGGAAGAGTTCAATTATCTGTATTAGACACTATAGGATCATTTGCTCAAGATATTGTTACTAAAAATCAATTTTGGAAAGACTCAGGTATGTCTGTAGATGCTGCTTATGCTGCTGATGCTATGGATAGATTTATGTATGGAGGTGTTTCTGTAGATAAAGAATTTGGAACTGAACGTACACAATATGCAGGTACTATGCTAAAAGAAAAACTATCTCAAATCTCACCTAATGAATTAGAAGAAGAAATGTCTGGTTTAAGAGATCCTGTTTTAAATACTTTGTTAATAGAGAAAGGTATTATTACAGAAGGGGAAAGAGTAACCTACAGCAGAGGAAAAGATTTTAATAAAAATCTAACTGATCATATAAAGGTAGATGATAGATTATCTAAAGAAGAATATGAAATGCTTGTAGATAGGCATTATACAGGCACTGTAGATACTAATGTTTTACAATCATATAAAACTACTGAAGCTTATAGAAATTATTTAATATCACATGATCAGTATAATAAAAGGGATTAAAAATGGCTGAACAAACATTAACAGATGGAAATAATCAACCAATAGAAAAAGATGATTCAGCTGTGAAAGGAAAAGTTCTTGTAGGTAATCCTGCAGAAGGGTTTAGATGGGTAGATGAATCTCAGTACAACATGACAGGAGCTGTAGAAGGATTACCTGTAGAGTCTAGTACTATCACCTCTTCATTAAATCAAAAGTATGTTCCTCCAGTAGATACTTATGGAGAACCTAATGTAGCTTTACAAAGAGCACAGCAATATGCTGCAAGTAACCCAGAACAAGGTACAGCTATGTTTTCTTCACCAGAAGTACAAGAAAAAATGCGAATACAAATTCAAGAAAGAGATAAAGAGATAGAGACTACAGAAAGTTTTGTAGAATCTTTAACTAGAAAACGAGACTATGAAATATTTATGCCAGATGACATAGAGGATAATTTTCTCAAAGATGCAGATGGAAAAATTCGTTATAAAACTGTTACAATAAAACATCCTTGGAAGCCCGGTAAAGAAAGTACAGTGAGTGAGCCTATATATAAGAGAGTAGTATTTAGAAATTTTGTAGGATCAGCAGGGGGTGCTGATGAAGGTATGCCTGAAGGTTTTACTTCTCCAGAAAAAGGAGAAGACATTGTTTTAGATGGAGTAACAAAATCAGAAGCTCAAAGAGCAGCTTTTCTATACACTGATATAATTAAAAAAACAGGAATGACTAGACCTGCTTGGGCTAGAGGCAGATGGTGGGAACGTATTCCCGGATACACAGAAGAAGGAGTAGGCAGTATTTCTAACACGTCTGGGGAAGACCTTAGTGTAATAGAAGCTCTTTATGGTACTCCTATAATTGGAGATGTATTTGCAGGAATAACAGCTATTCCTCGTATTCTTTCTGATAAAGGAACTACTAATCTTTTAACATATGCTATGAATAAAGAAAAAGAATTTACTGATTGGCTTCGTACAGGAGGAGATGAAGAAGGTTATTATCAAGATCAATTAGCTTCAAACAAAAAATTTAAATGGTCAAGAAAGCTTACGGCAAGACAAGTTAAATACATGTTAGATAAACCTGAAGCTGAAGGCCTTGATAAGTATGTGCATTTATTAGGAGAAAATGTTGCATTTACTCTTGGTGCTTTAAGGGCTACTAGATTTATAGGAAAATCAAAAGGGTATTTTAAAAAAGTAAATGATCAAGTTTTTAAAAACTATGAAACAAAAATTATAGCAGATTTAAAAAAGAATAATATAACACCTACTCGAAAAAGAATTGATGCTGAGTTAGATAAGATAAGTGCAACTCAGTTTCAAGTAGATGCTAATAGTTATATTAAAAGTACAGTTATGGGAGAATTAGATGCTAAAAAATTATCTGGTGTACAAAAATTAGATCTATTCTATAAAAATGCTTTATATAAAACAGGTGCAAACCCGGGTATTTTTGCTAGAGATACAATACTTCAAGAAGGCACATTTACATATGGTCAATTGAAGGGTATGGATATAAGTGGAGATGATAGTTTTTTTACTCCAATGGGATTAGGTTTAGGATTTGCTGTTGCTACTCCAAGTGTATTAAACACTGCTATTAGAACGGGTCAATACGTAGGATTAAAAAGTATAGATGTTATTGATGATGGTTTAAGTTTATTAGGTACACATTGGGAATTTGGCAATAAAATGGCTAAGGCAATATCAGAGTCAGGAGATAGTGCCTTTTTACAAAGCTTATTAGTACAGAAAAAAATAACATCAAAACAATATAAAAGTGGATTAAAATTTTTTACAGCATTACAAGACATGCCTGTTCAATTTAGAGACAAAGCTATACAATCTTTAAAAAATACATCTAAAATTAAACAAGAATTAGATGGTATTGTAAGATCTTTATCTACACAAGGTTTAGATGGTAAACCATTAAAAGTTGGACAGAGTTTAAAAGACAGTAAATTTTCTCAACAATTTAAAATAGATCCTAATTTATCTGATGAAGTAAATTTAAATAATGTTTTGAAAAGCTTTAATCAATCACTAGGGCAATCATTAGAATTAAAACTTATGACTCAAGCTGAGGCTGGTTTAATACAGCAAACTGAAGCAGGCCTTACATTAGATTATAATTTTTTAATGGCTGCAAAGTTCCAAGAAGATAAATTTATAACAGCTACAAATTTAAATAAACTTTTAGATTCATTAAATGCTGTATATCCAAAAAACTTAGTTTCAAAAGAATTAGAAGGTTTTATGAAAGAAGCAAAAACTCAAATAAATTCTGTAATGGGAGAGTCTGCAGAGAATATAAAAATAATAAAAAATATAGGAGCAGAAGCTTTAGCAACAGCAATATTAAATAATTCTACAGATGTGGCTAGACTTGATGCTTTAGTAGATAATTACGCAAGCCTAGAGATATTAGAGTTAAAAATAGGTGGTGCAACTATAGAAGATATAGCTAAAGTACAGAAAGAAGCATCTAGAGATAAGTACATAATGCGTAGAGATATTATTGCAAAAGAAATGAAAGCTACTCATTCTAAAGATGCAAATATATTTACTGCTTCTGAGAGTAGTGGCACATTATATGTTAATTCTTGGGAAGATATAAAGTCAATTGCTAGTAAAAAATATGATGCTGCATTTGACGGGATTGATGATGCCGTATCTGAAGATGCTTACCCTCTTCTTAAACAATTAGTAGAAGAAACAAAAGCAAGTCCTTCTGAATTATTTACAGGAGAAGCAGCCACTGACGTAGGAGCTGTATTAAATAGGATTATAGATCCTGTAGTAAATAAAAGAATGGGTCAATTTTATTCTACTCTTGTAGGAAAAGAAATAGACGGTTTAACTTTTAAAAATGCTGATGAAGTTAAAAACTTTTTTGAAACAGAAATTTTTCCTGACCTTGGAGCATACTCAGGTTTACAAAAATTTGAAAAGGTTAAAGAAAAACTACCTGCAATTTTAGATGAATTAGGTATAGACATAGGAGATTTTGGTTTAGAACTTCGTATGGATGATTTTGATAATCTTGTACAAGGAATAAATAGTAGGATTTATTCAAAGATAGGTAGTAATAGTTACATTAGTTCTGATCCTGCAACAACTAATCAAGTTAGAAAATTAGTTTCTATAAAAAGTATTCTTGATCAACGGTTAACAGATGGTGAAAATTTTATAAAAACAAAATATAAAAACAATTGGAAATTATACCAAGAAGCAAAAGCTTTTTATGCAGACAATGCAGTTGCAGTTTTGTATCAAAACGATTTTACTGATTGGGTAATGAAAGTTGACTCTCCGGGAAAAGGAAAAATATCTGCAAATAATCCAACTGGGTATAAGCATTCCAACTCTTTAAAAGGATCAGGAACTAAAGATGGGTTTTTAGATTATGTATGGAAATCATTTCAAGAAGATCCTGATAGAGCTATGAAAAATGTAAACAAAACTTTTGGTGTTTGGGATGGTGTGAAAGGTAGTGATAACTTTATTCCTGTAACAGATGAAATGATTACAAAAGCAGAGATGGGATCATCAGGGTTCAATGCTGATGAATTAAGAACAATAAAACTTAGAAGAGAAACTTTTGCTTCAAACTTTATGGATTATTACGTAGGAAAATTTCAAGATAATGTAGCAAAAGCTGGAGAACAAGCAGGTATTCCTAGAAATCAACTTAAAAAAGTAGCTTTGATAGATGAATTTACTGGCAAAGAAACAGGTGAGACTATTATAGATTGGGATCATTATATAGATGCTATAGATAGTGTTAGAGCAGGAGACGAATCTGCAGATATTGTATATCTAGGTTTAAAAGCACAAAGGCAGTTGTTTACAGAAGCTAAAGTATTAGATGATATGAACTCTGATATTTTTAATTCAACAAATGCTTTACAGTTAAGAAAAAAATTAAATGCAGTTGATTTTAAAAATAAACAAGTAACAAAAAAATTAAAAGATTCTGATCAAGCTTTAAAACAATCTCAAAAAAACTTAACTAATGTAGAGACTATTGTAAGACATCAAGGTATAATAGAAAAAGCTGTGCAGGACATAACTGGTGGGGCAGGCAATGTAGATAATTTGTTTGACTATTTTATAGAAGCAGCTCCGGGAGCAGATAGAATACAGAAATTAAAAGACTTTTTAGTTTTTGGAAAAGTATCTGAAGAGATGAGAATACCAATAAGTCCTAAAGGAACTAAAACAATAGGTAAAGACTATAAAACTTTAACCGGTGGTAAAATGACAGAAAAAGCATTTGATGCAGCTATGTCAAAAATTCTTGCAGCTGGTATTAGACGGGCTTCTACAGCACAGATTGCTAAAGCAAGCAATGTAAATATAGGGATTGGAAGAGTTAGAAGACAAGATAGTAATTTACAAACAGTTACTGACCATGTAGCTATGATGAGAATTTTAGAAGAAAATGAAAAAGCTTTATCTCCTTATATAAATATGAAAGCTATGAAAGTAATTGCTAGTATGGGGTTAGTATTAGATCCTACAGCCACATCAGGTGGAATAAATCTTGCAGCAGGTGGAGGTTTGGCTAAATTTACTCCAGCTTCTTGGATTAGTAGATTCTATGCAGCTCAATCTGGAAGGACATCTTATAGGTACATTGGTGCAGAAGCTTTGGTAGCTTCTTTATTACGAAATAGACATAGTGTAACTTTAGCTCTATTAGAAAATAAAGGGGCACAAGAAGCTTTAGCTGAAATGCTTATTACAGGAAGAGTACCTCATCAGATGATTGGTCATGCAACATATGCTTGGCTACCAGACTTAGTGGCTAGAACTGCACAGATAGTTGATATAGGGGATGTTGTATATACAAAAGCAGTAGAGGCTCAAAGTTATAGAGACAGTAGAAAAAATCCTACGGAAGAACAAATGAGAGATTTGAACATGAGAAATTAAAGAGGCTCAAAGTAAGAGCATAAACATAAGTAACTTCCAACAACTTATAAAGGAGTAAAATAATGGAAGAAGTAAGCATGATGACGTACATAATGACTAACTGGCAAGCATGGTTGGCAGCAGCTACAAGTGTAGTTGGTTCTGCAGCTATAGTTGCTACACTCACACCTAATAAATCTGATGATAAGATAGTACAAAAAGTATTAAGTATTATTAATTTTATAGGAGCTAACGTAGGAAAGGCTAAAAATAACGATGGCTAATCCATACGAATCAAAAAATAAAAGCAACGACAACAAAAGTATGGTGTCTAACATAGGGGGAGCAACATCTTCCCCAACACCTGTAACGGATGCAATGAACATGGAGTCTTTACGTAAACCTACCCAAATTCTTGAAGAAGGAAATCAACCTCCGAAAATGTATGGTGGTGGCATGGTTAAAAAATATGCTAGAGGTGGTGGTACAAGACCAGTTAGGAGATAGATTATGGCAAAATCAGAAAGGCTTAAAGGAAACAGATCCCCTGCACCATCTAAAATAACTATTGGAGATGGCTCAATTCGTGATTTAGCTTATTGGTTGATGGGAGGAGATGTTTCTACAAAACAAGGCAAAAAGAAAGTTTCTTCAAAACAAGTAAGAGCTGAAGTTACCAGTTTAGCAAGAGCACAGATGCAAGGAAACAGTCCTTACGTTCCAGATTATGCAGCTAGAGAAGCTGAATTTGACAGAGTAGTGCAACGTAATCGTTCAGCCCCTAGATCTGAACCAGTAACTGCTTTACCTCCTAACCAAAACTCCCCATATACAGGAGTTAGAGGATATAGTAATACTGATGGGCAAAGAGGCATGGGTATGAATAGACCTAGTACTGCTTATGCTTCACCTGTTAAACAAAATGTTCCTTTAATGCAACCTAATTATGACCGTAGGAAAATGCTGTTTAATCAGGCTAAAGACACACAGTATCAAAATCCAATTGGCCCTAACAAAGCAGACCGTATTTCTCCGGGTGCTTATGATGATGGTGGTGGTGATCCTGAATTTGGTTATGATATAGAGGGAGACATAATGATGACTCCACCCGGAGGAGGTATGGCATATGGAGGCATGGTTACTACACCAAAGAAAAAGAAAAAGAAAATGATGTACGGAGGTAAGATGAAGAAGTATGCTAAGGGTGGTGGTGTTCGTAAACCTAAGTACTCCTAGTTAAGAATTTTACGAATATCTCTTTCCATATCAGAAACGTGTGTGGACAAGTAATCTAATAAGGATACAAACACTTCTGTATTCTCATAGTTTTTATTCCACTTGTCCATAACATCTTTAAATTCTTCTGGCCTAATATGGCTATGGTCTACAGAAATGTGTCCTTCTTGTGTAAGCTTAACAGTAAAATTAAATAATAAACTGTGGTCTTTGCTAGTCATTTAACCTACCTAATCTGTGAAATAAGTTTAAAAGCTTTTCTTCTAGCTCTTTATTAGGAGGAGATGCATATTTTATATAATAAGATATGACTTTTCTTATTAACCCAGCATCCTCTGGAGCTATTATAGGTCTAGCACATTTCATTATATATCTACCAACTCACACACTCCGGCTGTACAAGCTAACTCCTGTGATCCCTTCGTATTATCTTCCTTCTCAAAATCTTGTAACTTCTGCCAGTCTATTGAAGCTGGCATTTTTTTTGCCAACTTTGTATAGGTAGCTTTATCTATATCTTGGTAAGGAGCCTGTTGATACGTGTGGTCGGAAAAAGGGAGAAAGGAAACACCACTAAGGTAGCTAAAATTTTCCCAACACCAAGCACCTACAGGCACCCACTCTTCCTCTTTAACAGATATAGTTACAGAGGGCTTGTGCTCACACCAATGCTTTGCATAAGTTTTCCACAACTCTAGCTGTTCAATAGCAGTCATGTCGTTCCTACACACAGAGCCTGCAGGAGCTTTCATTGGAAATGAGAACACTGTTGTATGCTCTGGTTTCATAACGTCTGGTTCGTTAGGTATCCCAGAAGCAATCATAAATTCAGTAAGAGGGTCTTTAGTATCTCCTCGTACTGTTCGTATGTAATAAGGATTGTGTCTTGCATGTATACCACTAGCACTATCTACTAATTGGCTCACAGTACCAGAAGGTTTAACACAAGTGATGGCTGTACTTTGGTTTATACCAAATTTATCTGCCCAGTATTTATTAGCATCTACAGCAACTGTTCGTAAAGTTTCTAATCGTTTCTCTAATCCACTTTCTTTACCATTCATTAAAGTACTATCCATGATGCCTGTAAGAGACACACCTAATAGTCTTTCCTCTTCAGTGTTGTTCTGCCATCTCTTTCTTAGATAGCCAAAGTTAGTAAAGGTAGATTGTATCGTACCTAACAAGGTAGCAATTTGTATTTTCTTAGTAAGAGTAGACATAGTATCACCAGAACGTACTACTATCTCTGTAAGGTTACAGAATTGATTAGGTCGTAGTATGATTTCACTACAAGGATTAGTACCAAAATCCCAATCAGACTCTCTTCTACCATTCTCAGCAGCCTTTGCCTGTGCAGAAGCTCTACTAAATATACCTCTCTCACCAGATTTACTTTCATATAAAGACAGCCATTCTTTCATAAAGATACCTGCATCTGGTTTCTCTGTATAAGCAACAGAGTTATTAGCCAGTGCTCTCTCTGGATTAGTCTCCCACCAAGCACCTGATTTTGCAGCACGTATTCTTTGGTCAGATAGATTAGATAGAGATATAAGAGCTGACCTACGTACACCACCAACTACTACAACTTCTCCTGTCTTACACACTATATCATGGCACTCCATAGAGGACAGCTTTCTACCTCTAGCACCTTTGAATTTCTCTACAGCAAAGTCAAACAAATCTACTAACGGCTGTGGGCCACTAGCCCTACCTCCAAAAGTTTTAAGCCTTGTTCCTGCCGGTCTAACTTTAGACACATTTATTTTAGGAATCCTTCCTGTATACAGATACGAGATAAGATCTCTAAATCCTTTAGCCCACCCTTCTTTAGAATCAACTACAGCAATAACATCTTCTGTTTTTTCAAACTCTCTATCAGGAACTGTAGGAAGTTTATCAATGTACTGTCTCTCTACAGAGAAACCTACACCTGTACCATTCATAAGTATGTACAGTACTTCATCAAATGCTTTTGGATTATCTATAGGTATATAAGAGCAGTTGTATCCTGCAATGTTTTCTCTTTCTAAAGCTTTGCCGGCTGTCATAAGTGCTCTCATGCTAGGCATAACTTGAAGAGATAATATTGCTTCATGTATATCCTCCCAAGATTTTTCATCAACCCCTTTTACATTTTGACGAAAGAAAGAGATAAGCCTATCTACAGTCTCACCCCAATTCTCTCTTCTGTTTTCAGTCTCTAACCATCTAGAGTAACGAGACATATGTATGAATGCCTGATATTCTGTTGGTAAGTAATTGCCTCCCATTAATGATGCCATCTATTCTTCTCCATATTCTAATTCTAATATTAATTCTGCATAGTGTATGATTTTTTTTATGTCCTCAGCACCATTTTTATTTCTATGCCGAGAAACATATTTTATAATGTTTCCTTCAAGGAAGTCAAGATTATTTTTAGAAATATATTCAATAGGCATAATCTTAAAATCTTTATAATGACTACCTCCTACTTGAACTTTTGTTGCTTTAGATCCTTTTAACATTTTTATTTCCATGTTTCTTTTATCCTCTTTTCTCATCCTAACCATGTACTGTTCATGTGTTTCTCTCTGTGAATTACTACTTATCATTATTAAAATCCAAAACAGTTATGTTATCTTTGCTGTACATCTTTTCTTTTACTTCTGGCTTAATAATTTCTACATCTTTAAATATTGCAGACTGCCCATGGATAATAATATTTTCAGTTTGTGTTTCTAACATAGCCATAAAGCCTCGTAACAAAGTGTAAGCTGTAGTTACACCATGTTCTTCTGTAGTATCATAAGACATAAGATCTATCATACCATCCTCTGCATCTTGCATAATAATACAAAGAGAATTTTTAGGTAGTTTATTTTTATAACTTTCAAACTTAGTTTTATTTTCTCCTGTTATCATTTTAACCACTCCTTTGGCACAAACCCTTGACACCATTTATAATCATGCCTATCACACCATCCTCCATAAGTAGTTTTTGATCCTTTGTACAGCTTGTTGTTAGCATTCATAAACAAAAATCGTAAATCTAAATCCGGGTGTTGTTTTTTTAATAACAGATGTTTTCCTCTATCTGAAGATGTAAACAAACCTTTTACTTCTATAAAAAAATCTTGTTCCTTCAAATAGAAGTCAGGGGTGTATGTACTGTGTCTTACATAAGCAAAGGCATCCTTCTCATAAGTAAAAGGTACTTTGTTTTTAGCTAACTGATTAGCTATATCTAATTCAAAATTAGACCTATATCCATGTGCTCTTTTCAATTGTTTTCTTCCTTATCTTTTGGTAAGTAAACCATATAGAATGAGCCACACTTAGGACAAGATAAGTTTGTAGACATACAGTAGTCTTCCTCTTCTTCTTCCATATCGTGGTCTCCTCCCCAAATTACTTCTGTACCACAATGCCAACAGTTCATTCTTCTGTTCTTCTTAACTTTATATCTTTTGGAGGAAAGGCATCAAACAATGCCCCTGACTGCTCTACAGCAAACTCAAATATTTTAGGAGAGTTCTTTTTTAATTTCTCTAATTGTTCTGTCCACTCTGCCATGTAGAAGCACACAAGTGCTCCTTTATTTAAAATCTTTTGTATTTTCTGTAAATCAATAGAGATAAGAGCTGTCTTTTTATCATAATCAAAATCATCCCAAAGGCCTCCTTCATAGAAACTTTTACAAGACCGAATAGGTATAGCAGAAAAGTTATTCCTCAACTCTCTTATAATATTTGTGCCTCCTTTTCTATCTTCAGAATCAGGATAAGCATACCAGACATTATCATTCATATAAATATCTGAAAAGCTAACATCAGTTTGAAAATAGATAGGCATTATATCTCCCTTTTTTTAAGCTTGCTGTACCAGACAGATTTTGGAAAACGAGCTGTAGAACCTACCTTTTTATGCATAATAGCATTAGGCCAACACGTTCTTTTAAAGTCACAAAATCCACAAATACTTGACAGCACTCTATTGCCTGTCTTTTTAACATTCTTATCTTTATCTTTATATGTTTCCTCTACATCAGTAAAGCATCTTTTAAACTTTTCTCCATTTAACAAAGCTTTTAGATTCTTCTCTGCTAGAGCAAGAGCTTCTTTCTTATCTTCCTCTTGTAGCTCCGGAGCTTCACATACCACCCACTCACCACTTGCTTTGTTAATAACAATCCACCCACCAAAATCTTTATCTCTAGACTTGCTGTACAGGTATCCTTGAGATATATACCCAAAGACATCATCTTGTTTTATTTTCTTATAGCCACCCATGTCTCCAAACTTCTGTTCAAAAGCATAAGGGCTTGCAGATTTAATGTCCCACACCTTGCCATCTATCTCTACATCTAATGTACCAGAAACAGAGTTCTTGCCAAGCTGTAACTTTACAGGTTCTTGCTCTGCTTCTATATCTATACCTGCCGATTTCATTACCAAAATGGCAATAGCCTCAACAAGATCCCCAAACATAAAACGAACTAAAGAGTTATACTCAAAGTTCTTTTCTGCTCCATCTCTTTCCATTTTTTGTTGACATAAAGGTCTACCTAGAGAGGACATACGAGGCCTCCAATCCCCTCTTTTATTAGAGAACTGACGTACTACAGATTTAGTACAGGCTTCTGTAAACTCTTGTACAAGCTTGGGATCTAGATCGGCTCCTTCTCTTGAAACACGATCTAGAAATCCCTGTACCTTATGAAGTATAAGGTTATTCATTAACTACGGAGTCAAACTGTATCTTGTCTTTACCGGCAGAATGATATGTTTTCATAATACTCTCATTATACCCTTTGACAGACTCCATAAATCCTCTCATTGTAGCATCATCTTTTTCTGCCCATGCCACTGGTTTTTGAGGTGTTAACTCTGCATGGAAATATATGTTTCCACCCTTCTGCTTCTTAACAGAATTTAAACCAATGTTCATTAGCCACATCGGTTGCTTCTGTCTATTTAAACCTTTTAGACAGTCTGCTACCGGTGAGAAGTTTGCTCCTTTTGCATACCATATAAAAGGAACGTCTTTGACAACAGCTTTACTGCCATCTCTGTTTACAGCACTGTCAAAAGACACTAGACCATAAAGGTTTTGGCTACACTTTATGCTCTTCTGTACAGCCCACTCTGGACTATCTTTTGGTAATGCTTCCATAGTGTTATAATCTAACTTACCACACTTTAATCCTCCTTCAGTATCATAGAAGTCGTTACTGAAAGAAGGAGCCTGTACAGTTTGGCAAGAAAAAGCACCGGCTTCATTATCCCAAACAAAGTAGGAATAAGTACGCATAAAAACACGTATGGTGGCTTTCTGTCCATATACAGGCCCTTCCGGGGGGGTAGTCAGACTAAAATGGCCTCTTGGAAGAGCATTACCATCGAAATCTTCAGTAGCATGGTTGATTGCCAGTCTACTAATAGTTGCTTTGGTAGTGTTATGATCCAATTGACCCGTTAGTCTCATCATATCCTCTGTAGAGAGCTTATCTAAGTTCTCCGGTAGAGAAGTGTTCATTGTGGTTATTTCACTCATGATTTATATATCTCCTTCATGTCTAACCAGTTATTGCCTATTTTAATCTCGATTCCTATCGGCATATCATAATCTACATTGTATCTTTTCTTACACTCTTCAGGCAAAGACAACATTGCTTCTTTCATTGTCTCTACAGCTAAGTCCTGCTCGTCTGGATGCACGTCTATTACAATGGAATCGTGAACCGTATTACAGATCATACTTTGCATTCTTCTATCTGTCAACAACTTTTTTAATTTAATTAATGCAATAGGAAGAAGGTCAGCAGTAGCAAACCCTTGTACAGGATAATTTTTAATTGCTGTAGCATTAGAAACTCCTCCATACCTCATCCTAAACACATTTTTAAAGTTGTAGTACCTACCAGATGGAAGCACAATACGATTGAAAGAGATAGCATCATTCTGTAAAGTCTCATGCCACTGTGCAATCTGTTTGTACTTTTCTTTAAAAGCTCGGTAGTATTGCATCTGTTTTGGTGTACCTAAGAAACCTCCGTATAGAGGCTTAAAAGTATCAGCCTTTGCTTCTTGTCTAGATACTCCTAGTACAGAAGCTGTAAAAGAATGTACATCAACATCATTTCTGACATCTTCATACACCTTATCATCCTTAGCTAGAAAACCGGCAACTCTAAATTCTAACTGAGCATAATCTCCTTCAAGTATGTGTCCACCTTCCCATCTACTCACAACTACCTTACGTACAGGGAAAGTACCTCCTCTAGGCATGTTCTGGAAGTTAGGATTCCTTGAAGACAACCTTCCTGTAGAGGTAACACATTGCATATAATGTGGGTGGATTCTACTTCTATCATCTAAACCTTTCTCTATACCTTCAATAAAAGTTTTGAGATAGGTTTTAATTGCATTATATCTTATGTAGCTTTCCATAAAGGTCTTTTGTTCTGGTCTTGAAGCAACTACTAAACCATCTAAAGTAGGCCTGTCTGTTTTAAAACCATGTACAGTAAGATCAATTGGTCCTCTAGGATTCATGCCTAGTCCAGCAAAGTCTCTAGTAGGTCTGTAGATAACACCTTTTTTATCACAAGACTTGCAGATACGTTTTTGTTTACCTACAGTGCCATCTCTTTTTAAAGCAAGTTTATATCCCATACCATTACAAGACGAACACCTTTGCATAATAGTTTTAAATAAAGGTTTTGTTAACCTAACCAAACCCTGTTGAAAAACTTGTGTACTCATGGTTGGTAATCTTTTTTTCTTTCTAGCATTGCCTCTGACTTCATAACCTAAATTAAAATGACTAGCCCACTGCTTTTTGTTCAGCACAGCCCTTGAAAATATAATCTTTGATCTATCCTCTGGACTATCTAGATTAACAGGAGTATCTCCCATCAAGTTTTTAACCTCTATGTTTAAATACCTCTCTAAATCTTTTACTTCTTTTGTATAGGTAGTCTTAATTTCTGATAGATTTTCATAACTAATTTGTAAACCACTGTTCTCTACATCACACAGTACATCACAGAACTCATTCATCAATTCATTTGTAGCTTTAAGAGAGTCAGGCATGTTACTTATCTGAGCATCATACAATTCTTTAGTTACCTGTACATCAGCTTCACCATATTCTTTGACTACATCCCAAGGTATGCTCTCAAACGACACATTTTTTTTCATATATTCTTCGATTAAACCAGATTTCTTAGGAGACAGTGCATACCTTTCACAACACTTAGCTAAAGATAGTGGAACCTTCTCTCCCCCATTCAATATATACTCGGCAATCATAGTATCATGAACCTTGCCTGTATAGGTAAACCCACAAGCTCGTAGCCATTTCAAATCAAACTTGATGTTATGTCCTACTAACAGCTCCGTATCATCTAAAGCACTCTGTAGAATATTCCTAGCATTTGGTGTAGGGTCTTGCTCTTTATGATAGAAACATAAATAAGTATGTTCCTGTCCGTCTGTATAGCCAACAGACACCATCATGTTTCCTGTATAAGGATCAGCATCTGTTTTCTTATCTTCATTTACTTTATATGTTGTTTCTATATCCAGCCAAGTTATTTTCAT